TTTTGAGATATAGCATCTACTGTTGATTGTGATCGTTCAGGCAATGGTATTGTTTTACCACCAGATATTGAACTTCTTACATCACTTTTTGGAGCTTCTAAAAGAAGTTGTGCTTCTTTCTTAATGTTATTTATTTCTTCTTGTTTAAATATAGCTTTAGCACCTGTGACTTTCTCAAAGAAAGTAGTTATTTCATCAGGAGGTAATTTTGTTAATAATGAAGCAAGTCTTGTTTTAAATGCTGGAGTAGCTGATGCTTTATCTATTACAACTCCACCAAGAGCTCCTAATATTGCACCAATACTTCCACCTTTTGCTAATCCTGCGGTTATTCCAGCAATCAATGCTGAATTTCTAGCACCAAATGAAATTAAGTCACTTCTTTTCTGAATTGCATCTCTATGAGTTGTAGCATTTTCAGCTGATAAAAGATTTCCATAATCTTCTGAAGCTTTTTTATATTGAGCAAATTCTTCTGGTGATAATTGTTTACTCATTTCTGAATCCATCAATTCTCTAGTTGAACCATAAGTTTGTTTTAATGCTTTATTAACTAATTTATCATCAGAAGCATTACCTGTCCATTTAGTTATATCTCCAATAAGACCTTTTAATTCTTGAGCATCTTTTATTCCATTTCCTGTTTTTCTAGATTGAATAAAATTAGTTAAATCTGATTTTACTCCTTGTAGTCTTTCAATTAAAGCTTTATTAGTTTCTGGTGCTTTGTTAGCTTCTTTTATAGCACTATCAATAGGACTAACAGTTTTAGACAAATCTAAAGTAACAGGTTTTATTTTATCAATATAGTTACCAATACTTGCACCAATTTCTTTTCTTTTAGTATTTATATTTGTTAATAATTCATCAAAAGTATTTGCTTTAATTCCTAAATCTGCAACTGTCTTTCCTGGATTTTTACCATAAGCGAAATCTTTTCCTAAAGGTTTGATAAGTGAGTTTATAATTCTTCCTGGTAAATTTTCTCCTGTATATTTTACTAATGATCCTACAGCAGGGAATAACATATTAATTCCTGCATTTTCTGCATAGTCTGATAAAGATTGAACTTTATTTTCTGTTAGATTTTGTCCTGCAGTATATGCTAATCCTTCAGCACCTGCTCTTGCTAATTTTGGTAGCAATTTACCCCCAAATTTAGTAGCAGTGAGACCTTCTGCTGCTGCTCCTGCTTCTCCTGTAGGAACTGCTAATTGTGCTAATTCTCCACCAGCAAATCCAAGTTTTTCAGGATTAGTTTTTGGAGTTAGATTTTCTTCAGTTAATCCTAATTTATTTTGAGTACTTTTAGTCTGTGCTTGTTCTTTTTGTAATTGATTTGAGTAATCAAAACCTTTTCCTTTAATTAGATCAGCAGTAGCCCCACTAACAGCGTTTAATCTTTCTCTTGGATAAGATGTAATATCACCTGAAGACTTAATAGTATTTCCTAATGATTGTAATCCACCTTTTAGCGTTCCTATTACACCTTGACTTGTTTTTTGTAACGCAGGAATAAAACTACCCATTATGGAGTTATCAGTTGTTGAAGTATTAACTAATGGTTTGGCTTGTTGTAATTGAGGAGAATTACCAGAATTAGTATTTCCTGTATTTAATTGTTTTAAAATTGTTATGGCCATAATTTTATAAATGAGTTAAATTAGAAACATCGTCTGTGCTTGGATTTCCAGCAACTATATTTCCTGTATTATTATCAATATATAATTCTTGTCCTTGCTGTAATTGTGATGAGTATTGTTTTATAACATCGTCATAATTTAATCCGTGTGAAGATAAAGTTTTTTCTACGAAATCATTTGCTGACATATTACCTCTTGGAGTAAATGAAGATTGATTTTGTCTATCTGACATTCCACCTGTTGCTCCACTCATTAAAGCAGTAATAGCATCTTTTGCTCCACCTTTTCTATTTGTTAAATCAGGTACTACGACATTGTTGTAGAAATCTTGAACTGTATTTATATTTTGTCCTTTAGATAATAATGCTCCTACTTCATTTCTAGCACTATCAGATACTGCAGCTCCACCTGTCTGTCCTGAGATAACTTTCGCATACTCATTTAAGGTTAATTGTAATTGTCCTACATAATTATTTACATCAGAATTACCTGAAACATTAATCTGTCCTGTTCTTACCCAATCATTAATTAATGGTACTGGATTACTATATGAAGTATCTGAAACTTTTTGTCCTAGAGAAATAAGAAGTTTGAAGTTTCTGTCAGCTGTACCCTCATTTGATAATAATTGTCCATAAGTACCCATTAATTTAGTTAGAGCTGTACTATTTGATTTATAAGCAAGATTGGCTGTATTAGCATCTATACCTAAATCATTTAAGATCGCTGTACCTTTTTGTTTAATAGCTGAAGCCGTATCTACAGAAACTGCTTTAGTTGAACGGCCTGTACCTGTTGGTAATTTTCCATCTTGGAAAGCCCAAATCAAGGCATCTTGATATAGAGATCCAACTGTTTCGGTTGTACCTGGAACTTTAATATTAGTATTAGATGGTATATCTTTATCTGCATTACCTACAAAAGATTTTACATATTCTGGTGATTTATAGTAAACAGGAGAAGGTTGTGAAGGAGAACCTGAAGCTGATGAGTCAATAGTTTTTCCAGTACTTGATACATAACTTCCATTATCAGATAATTTAGTTACTGTTTGTTCTGTACCATTTACATTAATAACTTTAACAGCTTGTCCATTTACATTTCCATAAGCATCATAAGTATTAACTTTCATCGCTTTCTTTCCTGATTGGTCTAATTTCTGTACAAACTGTTGCTCTTGATCTGTCACTTTCTTTTTATTTAAATCTAATTGCTCTTGTTTAAATTGATTTGCTTGATTTAGTTGTTCTTGCTTTAATGCAGATTGATAATTTTGATTAGCAATATTTTGTTCTCCAACTAATTGACTTCTTTGGTTCAACAAGTCTTTTCTTTCAGCTAACAAAGGAGCATTTTCTGCTAAAACAATAGAACGTAATTGACTTTCATCAACAATTCCACCAGAACGAGCAATTTCATCACGTTTATTTTGCATAGCACTATCAATACTCTTATTTAAGTCATTAATACGTCCTGTGACGTCTAAAACAGCCTTCTGTGCGGTTGTATATTGGTCTTTATATGTTTGTGTATCTGAAGCAGGTTGTGTGGTATCTTGAGCAGTATTTTGAGCTTGAGTAGGTTGATTAACTGCACCAGCAATACTACCTGGTATTTGAGTTGAAGTATCTGTAATTCCTGCTTGAGGATTAACATTTGGTTTATTAAATCTTTCAGCTGCGATATTTTCTCCTTGAGTGTTCGCAGGTTGAGTATTTGGAGTAATAGAGCCAGAAATTGATGGAGTATCTGTTTGTGGTGGATTTTTCAATGCATTCATTAATGCGATATTTTGATCTGCAGTCCCTGTATAATTTGAAATACCATATTTAGAAGCTAAACTGGCACGATTAGTCATAGACTCGTCTTGTCCTGTATGTTTTAAATAATCAACAACTGATTGGTCTGGTTTCAGAGTGGAATAATAATTTTTAAGATTAGCAAGAGTTTGAATAGGAGCAGTTGAGAATTTTTTTGTCTCATAATCAGTAGCAGGTCTACCTACAGCAGATTGGACTAGGTCATTTACATTATTTTCAGTTAGAGCCATATATTTATTATGTTTATTATAACATGTTTTATTATTCAGTTATTAATTTAATTCCACGGATACAAGGTCTCCATGTAGAATTTACTGTAGTTATCTTAATCATTACTTGATCTCCAGTAAATCCTTGACAATCAAGTCTTGTTCTCTTTGCATTTAATTTGGATGTTGATGTGATTGGTGTTAAAGGTATAGTATCACTACCTGAAATAAAATCTTCTCCTTGTCCATAAATTGTCACATTAATTGCATCTGTTCCACCTTGTGGTGGTGTATCATAAATAATATCTATTGCTTGTAAATTTTTAACAGGAATCCATTGAGATTTGTATTCTATTTGTTGATAATTGCCTGAAGCTGGAAGATAATATAATGCTGTATTTGGTAGAAGATATGTATCAGCAAAAATATTACCATCATATCCAACAGTTTTACAGTTAAAATTGTATCCTGTAGAATGTATAAATTCGATATTGCCTGTTTCTTCTTTTCCATAGATCAATAAAGGATTATTTATATCACTTGTAGAATTTAATTGAATACCTAAATAGTTTTTAAAATCAAATAATGAATTTATAATAGGAGCATATATTCCAGTATTGATATTAGAATATTGTGTAGTAAATACTTTAGTTAATTTTGTACCATTTAAATAATAGATACAAGTTTTACCGCTAGCAACTTTTACGGCAACATATAAGACACTATCTACCACTTTCATATCAATAAATTGTCCTGGTACTTTCACAGAATAATTATATCTTGATGATATCCCATCCCATAAGAAAATATAGTTTTGAGGATAACCGTTAATTACTCCACCTGCAGATACTTGGCCTCCAGCAATAGCCAAGTATTTATTATTTAAATTTCTCATTTGTATTACACCAAAGCCATTGCCTAAATCTATACCATTAGAAACTACAAAAGAAGTCACATCTAGTTTTTTTATAAGACCTCCTTGAGTATATGATGATGTTCCGTCTCTTAAAGCAATAAAATCTAAAAATGGTTCCATTATATGTACTCCTATTCCTGATATTAATCCTGTACCTGATATTGCAGACCAACTATTATTAGGTAAAGCCATTTTATAAACTGAATTTACACCATCAGTCATAAATAAATATCCACCACCAATAGCTAAATAACATCCAGCATTATTTTGTGAATTACCAGAAGGATAACCTAAACTAGTGACTCCTGAAGTAGTAATTCCATAAACTTTTGATGTATCTGTCACTGCATAAACACTAAAAGTTGCTGAAGTTGAGGGTATCATATGCACAATATTTCCATCTAAACCACTAGCGATTTGAGACCAATTTAAACTAGCAGATAAAGGTGCGACTTGCTCTTCTTGAGTACCATCTTGTAAATAATAAACAGGATTTGCTCCTGCAATCAAATAATTCTGATTTTTATCAGAGTATTGAGGCACCTGTGGGTTCATCTGTGCAAAATTTGTTATGTTTATTTCCTTTGACATATTTTTATTTATTATTTTTATAATTCGTTGATAGTTTTGTCGTATTTTTTCCAATTAACACCCAATTCTTTCGCTATGAGTTTCTCAATTTTAGTTGCAAAAGCATGTTCTTTTCTATATGGAGCTCTTTTATCAAATCCAGGCTCTTGATCATCTCTCCATTTACCTTGTAGTCTTTCTTCTTCAAACATTTTGTCGAATTTAGTAATACTAGCTTCTGATATACCTCTTTTTTGAGTTAATCTCCATTCTATTAACTCGTGAATCATTATTAAAAATTCATAATCTATGTTTGTTTTAGATACTGTGAATATCCACTCTTTTCCACTTTTAAAGTAGTCCCCAACCGTTTCGTATCTTTGAGATTTGTGTGGTATTGAATCTAATATAATTGTAGGTAAATGTTTTTGCATATTTTTATGACATCGAATTTTGTCCAAAGGGATAACACCAGCCTCCTTGTGCGTCTTGTCCCTCTATAACACTTATCTCATCAGGTATTCTATTTGAAGCATAACTTGCTACATCTTTTAATCTCTTTGCAAATAGTGTTTTACATTTTTCTGAAGCATCTGAATTTCCTAATCTTTTATGGACATCAATTAATGCTCCTTGAGTAATTGCATCATGGAAACTTGGAAATATCTTTGGAGTATCTGTATCATTTACTAATTTATCTTGTGTCGCAATATAATACATTTTAATACCTCTTTTTACAGGATACATTGTAGTATCTGTCACTAAAGGATTTAATACAAAATAAGTTCCGAATATTAAAGCGGTTGGTTGTGTGAAGACATAAGCAGGATTTGAAATGGAATCAGGATCAATAATATTTGCTCTCTCGTATTCTGTGACCAAAGGACTTGTAATATCTTTTGGCTGTAATGCTACCCATAAAGATTTAAATTTTTCATATGCAGGAGCAGTTCCACTTGTACCGTCAGGATAAGAATATGCTCCATCAGAAATAACTAAATCTGTAGTTGCTACACACATATAAAAGTTTTCATTTACACTTTTTATAACATCTTGAAGTTGTGCATAATATTTATTTATAATTCTATTTAAATCACCATCAGAAATTGAAGCAGAATTACATTTACCTAAAAAGTAGATGTCTTCTTTAATTCCTGCGAGTGTTGAACTATTTGTATCACTATATTGAAGTCCTGTGTATTGCATAATTTTAATTCATTAAAAGATACGCTATTATCGACGTATCAGTATTACTTGTACTATTAATAATCATTGAGCCATTACTAGCCACATACGAAAGAAATCCTTGTGTACCATTGGCTTGTGATACAGACAATAAAACTATTGATGTAGGCGAAATTCTTGCGTCTGTGACCGATACAGTGCCGGCTACGAGTGTTGCAAGTCCTGTAGGGAATTGTTCTTTAATTAAATCTATTGTGTCTTGAGATAATGGAAAAGTTAATTGTCCTGATGTTTCTTGTAAATCACTTATAGATTGTGATTGATCATCAATAGATGATTGCATATCACTCATAGAAGAATCTAGATTATCAGAATAATCCTGTAAAGATGTATCATTTTCATCTAACCTTGAGTTTATTTCATCTATTTGCGATTGTAGATCTTCCATAATTTTATCTTCCTATTATTGTTGAACTTATTGCTGTTCCTAATAATACTGTATTTGTTCCTTGAGTTAGAGAAAGATTACCAGAGTCATTTATGTAGTATGATTTTCCTAAAACTAGACTTGATAAACCTCCTATTGTTAAAGGATAATTAAAATTTACTGTTCCTCCTGCACTTACTGCATTTGTTGAAACTCCTACAAAGTTATTTTTATTTCCATCAAAGCTATTCTGACTTGGAAGTGAGTTTGCATTATATAACTCATAACCAAAAGTATTTGCTGGAGTTAATAAAAATGCTGTAGTTCCTGAACCACCTGTTAGATTTGGTGTCACTCCTGAAGTTTGTATAACTCCACTATCTCCAAAAATATCATTAACATGAGAATTTGTATTTGTTTGGTAAGACCATTGATAATCATAATCTGAAACATAAGCATATGATTTATCTAGTATAGCTTCACTATCACTTAATACTTGTAAAATATAATAAGTATTAGTTGAATGTTTAATCTTAGTTCCAGTTTGCATTCTTGTAGTTGCATAACTTAGACCTGATATTTTATTTCCATCAACTACAATTTGATAACCACCTCCACCTATTGTTGCTGAATTTGTTGTTGAAAATATTAATGAACCTGCTGTAGCAATAGAAGTTGAACCTGAAGTGAATGTTGTAGGTGCTACCTGATTAACATTATAATAAGATTGTGCAGATAAAATTAAAACTGTATAAAGGTTCCAAGTTCCTGAAATTGTAATAGTTTGACTACCTGAATTTGGATTTAGAATATACCAGTTATTACTTCCTAAACTAACAACTGTTCCTGCTGTTGAAGATACTGTGACTATTGTTGGTGCTCCATTAGGATATGAACCATGTAATGAAAAGAATAAAATTCTATTAGAATTTGAACCTATTGTAATAGTATTAGTTATTGAAAATGTTCCACCTGAACCACCTGCTGAAATAGTAGCTGTTGCATAATTATCATAACCAATAGAATTTCTAGCACTCCAATATGCTAAATATCCACCTACTGAAATAGATTCTCCTGCTGTGGCTGTAAAACTACTAGGCAAAACTGATGCAAGATATACGTTATCAACTAATTTATTTGTAGGACTTACAGGAGTGCCAGACAAACCAACATCTGTGAAAGGAACATACGTTGAAGCAGCAGTTGAACTTAAAAGATAAGCTGTCAAAGTGGTTGCTAAAGAACTATTAGTGACCCCATTAGCAATCTGTTGAGCCAATTTATATTCGATAGAATTAGTATCTGTGCTACCATTAATACCAAGTTTTGTTTTAAGAGCTACAATAGAATCATTTTGGAAGCTTTCTAAACCTGCATGATCAAATACAGCTGTATCATCTAAAGCTGTTGGATCTGCTGGTGTTTGTATATTTGTTGGATATGTATTTGCTGGATAAGACATAAATTTAATTAATTAGATGTTTGAAGTATCCATACTGGTGTATAAATACCTCCAAATTGAGTTGTTAAATGATTAAAAGTAAGACCAGATTTATTAAATGGTGTTCCTAATCCTACTTGACCGTTAATTTGTAAATTCCAAGTTGTCATGATTTTATTGTGCTATTAAGCACTATAAGAGAGCTATAAAGCTCCCTTAAGTGACTAATAACCCATTGTTTTCTTAACTGAACCCATTACTTTTGTTTTTGAAGGCATTGAACGAGAAATTTTCATCTTTTTCATTGGAACTTCTTTTTTAGAAACTTTCGCTTCTACTTTTACAGGTTTCATTGAACCTAATTTTGTTTGTTTATTTTGTTGCATAATTTTAATAGCCATATAGTGCTTTTCTTTTTGCTAATAACTCATCTTGAAATGATTTAGAGCAGTGTAACCATTCATGATGAGGAAGAAGACCATAGTCTTTTGAATAACCTTTTTTACCCTCAAAATCTTGTCCATGAGCTAAAAACAAAGCTTCTTTCTGAAAATCATTCTTCATACGCACAGAAACATTCTTATTAGTTAATTTCTGTACAGTTTCATAATATTCTTCTTGGATACGATATAAATCGTCAGCTTGCTCTTGTGTTACTTTAAGAGTACCAACATATAGCTTTCCATTTACTCTAATACCACCATCTGTCATTTTTGGATCAATCTTGATTACTACTAAATCATCTTTTTTAGTTTTGACTTGTGGTTCATCAGGAATGTTCTCATCTAAATCAGTTTCTACAACTGGAATATCTTTTTTAAGTGGTGCCATATTATTTCTTTGAAATTTTATCTGATAATTTTTGAGCATCTCTTGCAGTTTCTTTTGATGCTTTTACTTGTTCCATTTCTGCTCTTACAGCATCATCATACTTCTTCATTTTTTCTCTTCTTTTATCAGCAAATTCTGCTAATGTATCTTTATCATTTATATTTCTTTCCTCTACTTTACGGAAAGCTTTATTAAATGTTAAATCAATACTTTCAATTTGGTCAGTAATTTCTTTTTCTGATAAAGTTTTATCTTCAGAATATATTACTGATGTAACACTTATACTTTCACCTGCTCCAAACTGTCTCATTGCTGAGAATCTAAATTCGTTTTGTTTTTTTTCCATATTTTTATTTTTATTTGTTTTCTACTTACTTTTCGTAATTAGAATTATTATGTTTTTGTAATGAGCCGTTATTGGCTCTATAAGTAACCCCGAAAGGTTACCTAAGAACAAACAACTAAGCATTTGAAGTTGAAAGTGTAGCACCAACTTCTCCTCTAACAAGTCTATTATTATCAAGGATAGCTGCTGTACCTTCCCATTTCCAACCTACTGTTGAACGTTGCTCCAAAGGATCTGAAGTATCTTGTACTCCACCTGTATGGATGTATGTCTTTAAACCACCAGAGAACTCTGAAACTGCATAAGCGTCTCTACCGTAACATAGTACGCCGTAGATATTAGCACTTCCTGAACCTGCTCCAATGTATGTTGGAGACATAGTTGTAGAAATAATGCGTGCTCCCATCCAATAACCTAATTCACCTGTGAATAAGTCTCCACGGAACTCATTTGAAGGAGTTGGTGAAGAATAATTTACAGCGTTAATAAATCCTGAATCTAATCTCAAATCGTTTATTACGTCAGGATGAGTAACAAGAGCATAAGCTCTTCCGATCATTGGCATAGAATCAAATTTCTTAACATTGTTTCTTTCAAGGAATCTCACATATCTTGTGATAAGTGTAGTTGTAAGCTTCATTGCTGAAGTTACAGATGTACGTGCAGAAACTGTACCGTCTCCATACACTACATTTGTTCCTGAAGCTACGACATTCATGATTGTTGTATCGATTGTTTCTGTTGCTTGGATACCAAGTACATCAGAAGCATCTTTAATCATAGAACGATCGTATAAGAACTCAGCAATGTCAGTAATAACTGTAAAATCTCCATATTGAGATAATACTGCTGTTACTGTATTCATTGTTAAGTTTGAACCTGCAGGAGTTGTACCTTCTGATAGAGGAGTAAGAGCTAATGCTAGTCTATTAAAGCCTCTGAAGATAACTGTCTTAGAATTGCTTCCTTTTGTTACAGGATGAACTTTTGCAGTTTTGTACCACATAAGGTTCTGTTTCAAAATTTCAATCAATTCTTTCTCGACGATTTTTTGTCCTACGTCGACAGCTGAAAATATTGTTGCCATAATTTATTTTGATTAATTTTTAATAATATTAAGACTATGCAAAGTAATTTGCGTAGTTATTTGAATAAGTAGCAGTTATTCCTGTTGCATCAAGATTTGTTGTACCAGGTACAAATAATGCTGATGATTCATTCTTAACGTATACATATCCGATTTCACATTGGTTTGTTCCTGAAGGTCTTGCAATGTCACCTGAATTTCCTTGTCTATGCTTTGGGAAAGGAGCACCTGCTAACCATGAGAAAGTAGGAGTTCCTGCCTCTGTATAAGGAAGAGTTGCGACTAAAGTGAAGAACTGACAAGAGTTTGTTGTTGCAGGTACCGTTCCATCATCGAATGCAAGAGAAGAAACTACTTGTGCTGTTCCATTTGGAAATGGTGCTACTAGTGTTGCTGTTGCAAGTGATGGAGCGTCTGCTGTTGTCACCGCTGGTGAAAATCTGCCATTAGCTTTAAAGTTAAAAGTATTGGCATATTTTACTAGAGGAGAAGCTGAACCATGTATTGCTAATCCAGGATTAGCTAAACATGAATTTGATGCATGTAAATCGTCCATAAATATTTATTTATTTAAATTAGTAAGTAAATCTCTTGAAGAGAATTAACGCATCGTTTCTAATTGATCGTACAATTCATCTTTAGAGAGTGTAGATATATCTACTTGTCCACGTTTCGGTGAAGAAGGAGTTTTCTCTACTGAAGTTACTTTATTCATTACAAGATCAGTTACTCTTTCGCTAATCAAACTTTTTATATTCTGATTAGGATTTCGTAAGAAAGTTTTTTTCAAATCATTTTTATAATCTGAAAGACCTTCAATCTTCTCGAATTTACTAAATTCTTGATCGAATCTAGCTTCATTATTAGCTTTTTCTATTGGAGATAATGTAGATGAAATTTCACCTTTCACTACCTTATAGAAATTTTCTAACAAATTACGAGAGTCTTCATCTTGTACTGCTTTAAGAAACTCGTCTACGTTTTTAAAATTTAGGGGATCTTTTTCTTTTGTTTCGTCATCTTCATCTTGGAGATCATTTTCTTTTTCCTTTTCAGGATGTTCTGCAAGTATTTTGACTTTCTCCGCTAAATCTCTAATGCGTTTTTGAGCACGAGGAGTTAGTTTTGATATTTCTTCTTCACTAAGCTCATCATTCTCGTTACTGTTTAGGTCTTCAGTAGTTTCAGTATCTACTGTAGGTTTCTGGTCGGACGCCCCCGAGGTTTCCTCTTCCTCTGATGCTAATGCATTTTTTAATTCTGCATACAAGTCATCTACATCGTTGTTTTGTGTTGTCATAATTATTATACCACGTTTTTTATTTAATTTTTAATTCCTCTATTTTTAACTTTCTTCTAAGAGGGTATCAACTTCGATTTGTAATATTTCATTTAGATTTTTAACATTTGTTGTACTTAATAGTGCAAGTAAAGTTATAATTTCAGGATCATCTTTAGTTAATTGTAAAATTTTACTACGCAGATTCTCTTTTATTTTCTTTTCTAAGAGTTTCCATCCTTTAGTTCTTTTCATCTCATCAATCTCTCCTATTTCTTTTTGTCTAAAGACTAAATTATCAATAATCATTCTTGATTCTTTATCTCCAAAATCATTTCTTTGTTGAACTAATTTATCTATGTTTGACATATATTTTTATTTAATGGTTCTAGGAACGTTTATTTGAGCTTCTTTTCCTGTTTGTGATAAAAGAGACGTTGCGTCTGTAGGAGCTTCACCTGAGGCATTTTCTGGCTTCTGAGAGGCTTCTGCAGGTGGCATTGGACTACCTTGTGGTTTATCTTCTTCTGAGAACCAAGATTCTATTTCATCAGGTTCAATATCAAATGATTTAGCAAGACTTCTTCTCATTGCTAATTGTCCTGGTACTTTAGGATCATCTTTAAAGGCTTCAAATAGATCCATCTTAGCTTTTTGTTTAATACCCTTATTCTGTACTGAATCTTCTGCAGGAATTGCTTTAGCAACTAATTTTACATCCTTAAAGTTATCTTTAGTGACATCTTCTATAGTTAAATTTTTATATCCGAATATTTTTACTCTTCTAGGCTTAGTTAATTTATCAGCAGTTAAGTCAGCCATTAATTGATAAAGTTCTTTACAAGCAGCAGCTGCATTTTTTCTCATAACAACTACTTTGTTTTCTACTTCTGCATTCAATTTAGCTTGTTGAGTAACTGATATTTTTCCAGATTTTGGAGAAATGTTTGGACTTAAGCCAGACGCACTATCAGCAAAACCTTTTACTGCTTGCATTGTGCCTAAAGCGGAAGATATTTCAGGAACTTGAAATTCCATTATCTTAGAAGAAAGACTTTCACCTGGTGCTACTTGAATAGATGTCACACCTAAAGGACGTGGGACAATAGAAGATTGCTTTAATCCTGATGACGAAGCAACGAACTTCATATTAAAGTTTCTATAAGTATTATTATCAATAACTTGATTAATATTTACATCCACTGCTAGATTAGGATCTCTATAAATATCTGCTACTCCTGGACACCAGAAAGTAATTCCACGAGGATATGTTCCCCAAGAAACATAATTTGGTCTTTTTAAACCTAATTTACTAGACTCTATAGCTCTCAAGACATACATATCATTTGCAATAGTTAAATGATGTAATACCCCTTTAATATATGTGACCCATTCTGTTATTTCTGCTACTTTAGACCCATATTGAGTAACATTAGATAGGCCCATATTTGCTGTACGAATATTCTTAGCTGAAGCTTCTGTAGAGCTATCTACTTGAGTTTCATTTAAAACTTTATTAGTCTTTAATTTTTCTATCTCTTCTGTGTCATATTTCATTTCATCTGCTTCTGCTTCTATTTCATCGAATGTCTTATATATAAATTGTTGTCCTTGATATAGAGCAGTCTTAGTATTCTTTGCTATAGGAGATATTAGATAAGATAAAGTATCTACAAGCTCTACAGTTTGTTTATCATTTCCAGGTATGACCTTATAAATAGTTCTTCCATATATACCAGCTTCTGTTTTAGACATTTCATACAACAATTCCCAATCTGAATCATTTAAGTCTTCATCGACTACGTGTTTCATTATGTCGCTAGCATTCTCGTCTCCCTCTGGTATTGTATCTATTTCCAATTCAGGAGCAGAACCTAGTTTAGATCCCATATTCTGCACACCTTCAAAAACTATAGGAACGTGCAAATTAGAACGTGTTAATAACGTCCTTTGTGTGACTCCATTATATGCTTCTTCATTCTTAATCCAATTATTAATCTTAGTTTGTCTTACTTTGATTGCATAATCTTTCTCCCTTAGATATTGTTTTAATATCTCTTTTTTGTTTTTTACAACATTTTTATAACCTTTTTTAGGCTCTTTTTCTTCTGTTTGTGGTTGATCTGCTTGTTGTGTTTTTTTAGACATGAAAATGTATTAGTTTTTAAACTTTACATCTTTACGTCTTTCGTTAAAGATTATCTTTTAATTAATTATAAACCTTATGTTGTTTTTGTCAATATTATCTTCTGTGAACGATGTATTAAGTAATGATCTAATTTACCCATTTGATCTTTTATTACTTCTACACGTTCAAAAGGTTTTAACTCTCTAAGTATATTGATAATCTCTTTTTCATTCGAAGTTAATTCCATATAGATATTATAACATAAAATAAAAGCACCCATTACAGATGCTTTATTCTTTTTAATCGTTTTAAAAGTGCGATGGCTTGTAGTTTATCTTTCTTTCCAAAGATATTACACCAATCAGGACCCATTCCATACCATAAGGAGAAACTTTCCATTCCTAGAATAACATTGTCAATAGAAAGAATATCAAAACATTTAAACCAAGATTCCCACCGTCTATCTTTTAAACGAATACCATGCATCTTTTTCATAATTAAACATTTTACTATTCAAATTATAGCATAAAAGAAAAATACCATTGGTCGATGAATGGTATTTTTCTAACTAATATGTGTGTCTTTTATGATAGATAATAAAAGAGGTAATTTAATTTAAACTTATATGAAATATTATACAGGAAATCTTAAAAACCTGTATAACTCTCTTAGTATAACACATTTTTATCTTAAATATCCTGTCCTTTGGTCTATTCCCATATACTCTCTTGCTTGCTCTACTACTGTTAAATCTTTTTGAGGTGGATTAACTATTTGCTCTTGATAAGCCAATGCATCAACAATGTCATCGTGTGTTCCTTTTGGAAAACGTAATTGTTCTTGTTCTAGGTTATCACATTCGCCTTGCATATGATAAATCTTTCCTGCTTCATATCTAGGTAATAAACCTCTCACTCTTAATTCTTTATTTACTCCATGATGTTTGAGTGGATATACAATAGGATATATATCTCTTCTTGTCATTTCTAACTTTAAGAATGGATACACAGCATCATAATAAGTTGTTTCTTCTACTCCTATACCATCAGGATGATATTTATTCCACAAATCAAAGATATGGTCTACAAGCTTTGTTGAGTTCATTCTATCGTGATTAGCTTTGATATACCAATTGTTATCAATATCAACTCTATTGATAACTGTTCCTGTAT